TCTCAGTTGCAACCGGTGCAGTACCTGTAGCTTTTTCAGATTCAATCATTGCCATTTCAATGTAGTCAGTAAATCTAGCTCTAGTATCACCTTCAGACTTTAAGTACCATAAGTAACCTGATTGTCCATCTTCACCAGAAACTTCAACCCAACCAATTTGAGAAGCGTCAGATCCAGAGATCTCATACTTGTCTTTTATGATAATAGGCTTGTTAGCGAAAGAAGTAAATCCTGGCGCGTTAGCACCTTCTCTACCTACAGCTCCTTTAACATACTCAGAACCATAAACTAGTACTGAACAAGTTGAAGATATACCAGCACCAGCTAAATCAGCCGCCGTATAAGGTTTTACTGTAATAGTATCAGCTGCAGTTGATATAACGAAAGCAGTTGCTGTAACGTTAGCGTCAGCTAATAATACCATATCACCTGGACGAATAGCATGAGAGTCACCAGATGTTTGACCATCAACCTCATCTTCAATCGTAATTGTTTCTCCAGATACTCCACAGTTTTTGTACGAAATGTGTAATCTACCTTGCTCAGACCAAACTACTTGGTCAGAAGACATAGACTCTTCAGCTCCTACTTGTGAAAGAAATCCTCCGATTGTTCTGTTACCGAACACTTCAGCTTCTTTTTCCATAAGATCTGGTAAATATTGTTGTTGCCAGCCGTTGTTACCATCGTTAGACGTAAAATCGATATACGCTGATGCTAACGTTTGTTTCCTTGCAGCTGGCACTGTGTTTGTTGCTCCTGTAATTGCCATAATTTTGTAATTTTAATTTTTAATTTTGTTTTTAATTCTAAGTTTAAAATCATTAGCATTATCGCCTAGTACTTTATACTTTAATCCACTAGGATTTATAGCACCACTGTGTGACTGCCTTGGATCCATGTCGATGTTTTTAGATTTAGCTACGCTATCTCTTAAAGCGTCAGCTTTACCTTGTTCGTAAAAGTGATTGGCAATGTTATCAGAATTCATAGCGGTATACAAAGCTTTGTGATAACCCTTGGCGTCTTCCATTTCATTGTTTTTGTTCAAAAACTTTTTGACAAAATTATGAATGTCGCTCTGTTCGTTTTTTACACTATCAGCATCTTTAACATTAAACCTATATTTTTTATCCCCAACTTCATATTCAAAACCTTTGAATTTGTCATTGAAAACATTATCGGTTTTATTTAAAAACGATGACTTAGCTTGTTTTTGTGCGTTCTGATTTGCTTTTGATTCCGTTGTGTATCTCTCGAAAAACTCAATTGCGTTCTGTTGCTCACCCGTAAGCTTTGAACCCATCTTGATATCTTCGTAATATTTGGATTTTACACTCTCCATGTGTAGCTTTGCTTCGGCAACTTGCTCCTTCATCGCTAATTTTTTTCTTTTAATATCTTTCTCCTCGTCTAGATCTTCATCAAAAGAAAAATTATCTTCCATGATAAAATCAACTTCATCAGATTCTAAATGAGGTTTTGTAGCACCGTAATACTCTTTTAATAAAGTGTGATTATCCATTTGTGAAAAATCTTTATTAAGCTTTACGTAGTCGTTTAAATCCCCACCAGTGTCCTCCATGAAGCTCATTAACTTCTGAACGTTCTCAGGTAGCTCGACTCCAGTTTCCATAGATTCAGTTATCTTCTGCTCTACGATATCAGCTACTTCTTCTACTTCGTTTGTTATCTCTTCAATAAGCGGAGTCTCCGTAGATGCTTCTTCTGGAACTTTAATTTCTTCAACTGATTTAGACACGTCTATCTTAACAATGTCTTCAGCTTTTTTAGCTAGCTCTTTAAGATCTACTTTGACAACGTTGTCTTCTGGTTCTTGAAATTTTTTAAGTTTAGGTTTTTTAACCTTTAACTTTTCGACTTTTTCGTCTAATTTTGGTTCTTCTTTTTCTGCCATAATATAATATAATAATTAATAATTTGTTTGTTATTTAGGGTCAAACGCTCCCAGTCTCATTCCTCCACCTACTACATCATTTCCAGCGGATTCAAATGGTTTTTCTTTTACCTGCTCTCTTTCTTTCATTAACTCTTTTTGCTGATTACCACTAATAGCCTGTCTACGATCCGTTCTATTTTCTCTTGTGTTATCCTTCTCTGTGTTAGAATCAATATCCATTTTTTTAAGCTTCATGTTTATGTCAAACTCGTGGTCCATTAAAGATCTTTTAACATCAGCCTCTACTTGAAGAGTTTGTTGTTTAAACTTTGCTTTAGCTTGCTCTACTTGAATTTGACTTTGAACTAACGCTTGTGACTTCTGTATCTCAGCTTGTGCTGCCGCTTGTTCTTGCTGCGCGTTTGCTTCTGCCTGTGCTTTCATGTTCTCTTGTTGCACCTTCTGTTCCTCTAATTGTTTCTTTTTTCTTTTTAACTTTATTAGTTGGTTTGCTAGTTTAATATTTTTAATATCCCTAAGATCTATAGCGTCCTCTAAATCTATGGACTGTTGACTTAATGCAACCTGGATGTTTTGCTCAAGTATAGCCTTCTGCTCTTCGTCTGGTGATAGTTCTAAGAATATACCAAAATCATAAAGATGCAATTGAGTCATCTCTTCTAAAGTAGCAACATTGTGTGCTCCTATCTGTTGTATGAAGGCATCTTTTGTTGGAGAGTACTCTATTATGTCAGATATTCTAAGTGACAAAGCTTCACATATCTCAGCGGATATAAACAAACCTGAATTAAGTATATGTCTAGTCGCTGTGTTAGAATTAGCTGCCGCCATTTTCTGTACACCAACTAAAGATCTTTCATCCGGCATGCTACCGTCTCTAGCTTCGTTTAATCCAGTTGTATCTCTTATCATTTGTAAATAATAATTATACGTACCTATTAAACTTTGCATCTTCTGTCCTCCTCCTGAAGGTATCTCTTGTATTGGTATCTTACCAGGATTTTGATCTCCATCTGACGTAAAACTCCTACCTATAATAGAACCAGTCTGGAAGAACATGTTTAAGGCTTCTTGCGGGTTGTAATTTGTTCCGTTACCTAGATCTATCTCAGCTAACCCATCAGCATCTAAATATATACCATCTGGAACCATTCTAGACATTACTTGTTGTAACTTTAAATGAGTAAGCTGTATCATATCAGCAAAGCCAGTAACTCTACTGACTAAAGACTCTATTCTACCATTGTACATTCTAGGTGCTACTATAGAGTAGTTCATTTTAACTTTAGTAAAATCACTCTTAGGTCTAGTCATGTTTTTAGCCTTCTCCCACATTAGTAGTTTATCAGTACCTAGTATTAAAGCTCCTTCGTATAGACATTCTACTTTTCTTTCTAGCTTTCCAAAAGAACCTTCCTTGTCTTGTGGAGGATTATACGTGTCATCTTTTTCTATAGCTTTTTCTCCACCCGTAGCCGTTTCTTTAGTTTTGTAAACCTCGCTATGAAAAGTTTTGTAGTTAAAGTAAAGCACGTTTACCTTGTTCTTATCTTCTTCTGAGTTATTAGCTTTCCAACCTCTGTTTCTACCCTTATAGTTGTTTTTATCTATATCTTCTAGATTCTCATCTGTTAAGTGTGGGAATTGTTTTATCAATTCGTTTATAGGTATCTCCTTCACTTCTCCAACGTAATATATATCGTCAAAATACGGAGACTCGGTATGTGAATACACTAAGTTAGCTGGATCAACATAATCAATAACCACTCCTTCTGATTTATTGAAAGAAGTTTTTGCGGCAGCTATACCGAGTACAGCTAGATCGTAGTATAATCTTCTTTTTATTAACTCAAACTTATTACCTCTTAGTAGTACATTTATAGCTTGCTCTTCTGCTATCTCCACTGCCTGCTTGTAGTTTAACTGCATGTGTAACGCTAGCTCATCTTCGTTCTCAGGTAGATCTTCTTTGTTGTTCTCGTAAAGATCCATATTCATAAGATTTTGAGCCATATCGTTAAACTCAGCAGTGTCCATGTCTTTTTGTATAGACTCCATGTACTTAGTTCGTTTATCAACACCAAATGGATCTTGAGAATAAGCTTTAACTTCAAACAATCTTTCCGTCATTCCGTTTACAACAATATCAACAAACTTAGGTATGATAGGTACTGGTTTCCAGTCTAAATTAAGATACGATAAATCACCATTAATAGATAATTCATCTTTGTACTTTTGTATTGACTGCTCACCCCTAGCGTACAAACGAAGCTTATGAAAGTTGTTAGTGTTTGATTGGTATTTATTGCTACTATATCCAGAGTCGTTGAACCACTCGTTCTCTATAGCTCGCGCTACTTTTAAACCATATTCTCCACTGGCTTTTTCTTGATCGCTAACTATTTGACTTGGGAAGTTTCCGTTTCTTCTCATATTATTCTTTAATTAATCTTGATGTGTTACCCTTGTTCTGGTATCTCCCTACGTTTAAATTTATTGTGTCTTTTTCAATCTTAGCATTTGGAGCATATAGATTTCTGTTACAAGCCATTATTGCTAAACCCGAACTAATAGAAGCATCAAACTTTGTTCTTTTAGTAATATCAAACTTTGCCCAATCATTTAATGTTCTGTTAAAATACATATCTCCTATTTTTTGATTACCAATATCTCCAACGTATTGCTGTATGTACATTTCAATAGCAGCCGCGTGAGCTTGTTTTATATCTTCGCTTGAATTAGGTATTCCACCTATTTCTTTTTCTGTAACTGATAGTTTGTTCCAAACTTTATCTGGTCTGTTCATGGAAAAACCTCTATATCCTCTTCTTCTAAAATGATACAACAACCTAGGTTTATTGTTTTCACACAATAGTGGCATTCCGTAAAAAACACAAGCCATTAAAACGTCTTCAAAGAATATCTCAGCGGTTTGTGGCCTAGCTACATATTCTAAAAAAAAGTGGTTTGGAGGTGCATTTTCCATAGAGAACTTCGTTAACCCATGAAGTGCTCCGTTTGAACCTCTTCTATCTACCGTTCCGCTAATGTCGTAACTATCACAACCAAAAGCTCCCATGTGCTCGTTTCCAGGATATCGTATACCATTCTTTAGTACAATCCTATTTTGTAAGTTTTGTGGTGGAACCCAACTAATCTTAAATCTACCCTTTGGATCTGGGTAAAATATAACTTGTGTATCCTTTATCCCGTTAACCCATTGGAAATTCCCTGTGTTAATACTAACCCCCATGCCATCGTTGTGATCTATCTGATCGTATATTCTAACTAAATTAAATATAGAGTTTTGAGTCTCATCTCTAAACGCGTGCTCTGTAGTTCTTGGGAACTGCCTGTAAAACTCGTTTAAAGCATCGTGGTCATCTTTAAGTCCATCAGCCTCATTGTTCCAGTGTTCTATTATACCTATATCTATTAATTCACCGTCTGGTCCGAGTGCATCATTATCTGGACTATCGAAGACTGGATATCCGTATTCATCAATAAATCCTTCATAGTTCCACTCCATTGGGATAAAAAGAGAATATAAACCAGATTTTGTTTGTCCATTCTTATTTCTTGAGGTAACGTCTGAAGCATTGTATAGTTTTTTAAAGTTATCCCCACCTTTATCTAAGGCGTTTGAAGTCGATCCCATCATACACTTTCCCACTATTCTACTACCTAGTCTTAAACAAGTTTTTGTAACTCTCCAGTTGTTTAATATATTATCTGGTCTTTCCCACTTGCCACTTTCATCATGAACCAGTAAGTTTAGTTTTTCACCATCATAACTGTTGTCTCCTGTGTTCTTCCAGTCAATAGTAGTGTCTAGTCCCTGCATCTCTTCCAAACCATCTGTAGCGGCCATTTTCTTTCTAGTAAACTTACTAGCGGGTACACGATAAGCAAGCTCGGATTTTGGACGATCCATACCATCTTGTATAGGTTTAAAAAAGAAAGGATAATTAATCGATATAGGAACAACTTTATCTGTAAACATTTTCTTTGCATCTGAACCTGATTTTGAAAGTATACCATATCTAGAATCACTGGCTAATGTGGCTAAGTTAACTGTTTCTGCTGACGACATGAAAGAAAATCCAGACCTACGGTTTTTTAGGTAGCATATTCCGTAACATCTTTTATCTGCCTTGCAAGCTTCCCAGAATATATAAAATAATCTATTTGCTTCTCTAAAGTCTGGTGCCCCAACATCAATTTTACTCCATTGTAAATACATGTAGTGTGTACCAGTTATCCAGGTTGGCTTACCATTATTCGCGAACCAGAATCCCTTATCTCTTCGATTGAACTCTTCGTCTATATAATCGTACCATTTTTCTTTATTGTTTTCCGGATAATCCCTCCAATCGAATATGTTCTTGATCCTATCGAGCTCCTTAGGACACTCCTGTTTAACCCATTTGTTTTTCGGATGCTTATATACCTCTTTAGGTGGTTTTGGTAGCGCTATAACTAAATCTTGTATTTCTATGATCTCACCTATAACTCCATTATGAGACAACACAATTAAATCATGCTCTTTGTTGTAACCGTACTTCCACTTCTTACCTCTGTTCATTCTGGTAATAGTAGTCTTTTTTATCGGCTCAACTGTATTAACTAAACTTTGACTGTACATTA